CTCCAAGGCAACAAAATGAAGTCAGCTTCATGGTACAGAAATGCTGTATCATTGATTACTGATAGAAGTAGTGCAAGTGACTTATTTGCCTCTGGTAGACAGACAGGCAGACCTAGTGCTGGTCGTATGAGTATGTTCTTCTATGACCCTAAAACTAAAGCAAGACTAAAATATTACGATACTTTTCCATTAGTATTACCAATAGAACCTATGAGAGGTGGTTTTATAGGTCTTAATTTTCATTACCTACCTTACGGTGCTAGATTTGCATTTTTACAACAATTGCAATCATATGCTTCTAACAGTAAGTTTGACCAATCAACAAAAATAAATGCTACATATAACTCATTAAAAGGTAATAAATATATGAAAGTGGCTATAAAAAGATATTTGTACTCACAAGTTGGTTCTAAATTTTTAAGAATTGACACAGATGAGATGGCATTAGCATCCTATTTACCTGTTGCTCAGTTTACAGGTAAAACAATTGGTGGTGTATTTGCAGCCGCTAGAAAGAACTTTTAATATGGACAGAGATAGAACAAAACAATTAACTGAACACACTAACAAAGTTAATAAACATAGAAGAGAATTAGAACTATCTAAATCTTTAAGAAAAGAAGTTGAGATTGGTGCTACAGGCACACAACGATACAGAATTAAAAACGGACCTAATAAAGGGAAAATACTATAATGGCAATCTTACGAGGTGGTACAAAAATATTTGGTCAAGATATTAGAATAGGTTTTCCTAGAGATAGGTCACTTGATAATGTCAATAAAGACCCTAGATTACAAAGAGCACCAGGTGGTAATCCAGAAACTACAATTAATAGATTTATTGCACAGGTAAATCAAGGTGAAGGCCTTGCTAGACCGTCAAGATATTTGGTTGTGATTCAACCACCGGCAACAATAAAAGTAAATAAAGAATATGGTGGTCCTGGTAATCAATACAGTCGTGATGTATCAGCAGCTGAAGGTGGTCTCAATGAGATGGAAAGTAATGAGATGAAAAGAAATGTTGGTATGATGTGTCAAAACATTACCATGCCAAGTAGAGATATTGCAACAGCAGAAAATAGACAATATGGACCTGGTAGACTTATGCCATATGCATACAAATTTAGTGGTTCTGTAGAGGCAAGTTTTTATGGTGATAAGTTTTTAAGACAGAGAGCATTCTTTGAAACATGGCAAAAGAAAATTATGGACATTAACACACACCATATGGATTATTATGATAACTATGTTGGTTCTATAGACATATTTCAATTAGGTTCTTTTGACGCTGAAAATGATAGAGATAGAGTTACATATGCAGTTAGATTGTATGAAGTATATCCACAGACAATTGGTTCATATGATTATAGTTATGGTGCAACAAACACACAAGTAAATGTACCTATCACATTAAACTTTAGAACATGGAAGAATTTAACTATTGACCAAGTCAATGGTGCAAGTGTAGGGTCATCTTTTGGTGATGTACCTACAATCAAAGCAGGAAAAGATTTTGGGTTATTTGGTGGTATACTAAATAGACTGCCGCCTGAGATTAGACGAGCAGGTAGAGATGTTCTACAAACGGCTAAAAGAAATCTATCAATTGGTAGAGTTACTGGTGGTAAAGTATTCCCACCATTTTTATAATTAACAAGGAGATAATATTATGGCTTTGCCTATATTAGAAACAGCGACATATGAGTTGACATTACCATCAAGTAATGTACAAGTTAAGTACAGACCTTTTCTCGTAAAAGAAGAAAAGATTTTGTTACTAGCCATGGAATCCGACAACGCTGGCGAGATTACCAAGGCACTAAAAGAAATTGTACACGCATGTACATTTGGTGGTATAAATGTAAATTTATTGCCAACATTTGATATTGAGTTTATATTTTTAAATATTCGTGCTAAGTCAGTAGGTGAGGTTGCTAAATTAAAGTTACTTTGTCCTGATGATAAAGAAACTTACGCAAATGTAGAATTAGATTTGTCTAAGGTCAATGTAGAAGTTG